TTAGCAGCATAAGGACCAGTTCCGAATTCCATATAAGCAGCATAGTCCACATTGCAAAAAAATGTCACAACTTGACTAGTCACAATTTGACTAGCATCAAATCCAATAGCTGATCTAAGTCTTCCAAAATTAACTGGAGCCAATCTCTTAGCATCATTATCAACTTTGACAGCATACTTTTGAAGAGCATAAGAAGCAGCTTTTTTAAATCTAGCTGGACTTACTTGCTTTAAAGCTACCTCTATACCTTGAATATCAGACATATTGAATTATAGCTTTTTCATCTAAATAAAAAGGTGATCCAAAAGTAAACTTTCCTAAAGATGGCTCATAAAGAACCTCATCAGGTTCAGGACTTCCACTAAACAACAAAGCCTTAGCAGCTCCATCCTTAAACACTCCAAAAACAGTCTTATTGATTAATGAATTATCCTGAAAGAAATATTCCCCTCCAACACCAATATAATTGAACAAATAAGCTGGTCCATTAGGAGTTATTATTCCACCCTGAACTAATTGCAAATCAGAAACCTCAGCTAAAATTATTAAGAATCTTTTCTTGATTATATCATCAGGACCTAGACTCTTAATTATATATCGTTGATTTTCAAATACAAATGTAGTTTGAGAAGTTATCGAAGCATCATATCTAACCACTACCTGGATATCATACTTCCAGTCTATTTTAGATTCTACTAACTGAAGTCCACCAGATCCACCAAAAACCTTAGCCCAAGCAAAAAATGAAGAACTTAAAGTCTTCATATTTCCACCTCCAGCATCTTGACTATATGTCCAATTCTCAAAAATTGGCCTAGCATTTAATTCCCCAATTTGATAAACTTCTTTATACACGTTTAAATGGTTGAAGGATTTGTACTGCAATTGGACTCATTGCCTCTTGGCTATCTCCCCTATTTTCAAATAAATATAAAGCCTGACATTTTATGGCTGTCTTAAAGTTTTCTGGACAATCAGCATAACCTCCTTGATAAATCGCTTTTAAGGGCATAAAGGGACTCAAGACTTGCTTAAATTGTGTTCCTTGTACTTCGCAGTCAATTGCTTCATCTTCGTGATTAAAGAAGCCAGTAATCGTTCCTATTGGACCATAAGGTAAATAAGTACCTCCGTTATAGTTATTGAACCATGCAGTAATTTCTCTTTGTACTAAGCTTTGACCTATATACAATTCACATATTTCTCTGGCTGCTGAGATTAAAGCTGTAAGAATAGCATCATCTGTAGATCCTGAAACTTTAGCAAATTCTTTGAGTTCACTTAAGCTAACTGGCTCCGTTACTACAGCTTCTCTTTGTACATCAGTAATTTGATTATAACTAACTCCAGTAAAGATGTCTGAAAGCTTATCTACATTTTTGTAAAAGTCCATAACTAGAATTTAAAAAAGCCCTACCCACAATAGGTAGGGCCTTAATTATTGATAAACCAAATTAGCTAACTGATTCTAAAGATAGAACAGATATAGCAGCTGGATCAAGTACAGCAAAACCTACTGATGCCTCGATACGAGCAGTGATTTTGTTAACCTGAACATTGTTATCATCTTGATCAAAGAACTGAAGAGATAAACCTTCAGACTGGATGATTTCAAAGAAACGAGTATCACATATGATAGCCTCATCTCCACCAACCCAAGATGCAACATAAACTGGAACACCACATACTATAAGCTGACCTATTGGAGAAATAGTAACCACACCCATTGGCATAGTGAACTCTCCGCTAGTAGATGCTTTGTAAGTAAGGATTTTAGCCCAAACAGCACCATCAACCACGATAGCATTTACATTGTATTTAGCTTTTCTCTGAGCTCCGATAGTACGGATGATATTTGTAAGAATATCAGTTCCTGAAGTATCAGTAAGACCAGTTGCAGCAGCTATAAGAGCTTGATACGCTTTTGTATCTTCTCTGTTGTAATAACGCTCAGGCAACCAACGACCAAGATAAGCTCTAACAGCTGGGAAGTTTCTTAACATCTTGCGAGAAATCTTCATGAAACCAGCAAGGTAGTCAAGGTTAACTGTAACCTCAGTCAAATCCTCATCAATTTGAGCTTTAGAAACGTACTCATACTTTTGAAAGTCGATAGTACCTTCTCCTTGGCTATGACGATAGAAATGATAAGAATCGCTATCAGATGGAGTTATAGCGAAGATGTTTCTAACGTGAACCATCTCAATTGGAGCTGGTATCAAACCATCTCTGTAAGTATTAGGAATAGCTCCAGTCAATGAATTAGCAATAGAGAAATCACCAACAGCTTTGATGTCAAACTTAGACATTTTGTTTTTGCCATCTTTCATGATTTCAGCCTTATTGTCATCCATAGTCTTTACAATAACATCGGCAAGAGTAGCTGGATTAGACTTAAAACCTTTGAAGCTATCGGCTTTAACTCTAGACTGCATAAGATCAAAAGCTTTGATAGTTACATCAAGATTCTCTTTTACAGACTTAAAGTCTTCAGCAGTTACTTCAGGCTTCATGTTCTTAACTGATTCAATGCTCTTATTTACTTCAGATAATTTCTCATCTAAGTTTTTGCCTTGAGCTTCGGCTTTTTCGTTTAGGTTAGTCTCTAGAGCAGCTTTTATATTGTTTAGCTCTCCGAGGATACCTTCTTTAGTAATTTCCACGTTTAGTGTTTTAGGGTTTTTAAAAATTGATTGCTTAGTCCTTTCCAATCTATCGGCTCGGTTGATTGAGTAGGTTTACCTGGCTCCTCAATGAGTGATTTTATGTTGATTATCTGTGACTCTATTTCTTTAAACTTCTCATCGGTAAAATTTCCTTTAATTAAAGAAAGATTTAACCATTCCAATTGATCAAGTAAATCATTTTCAGATTTAATCGCTAACATAGGAGTATCAGGATTAGCTCCCCATGCTGTCAATGTAGAAAACTCCCAAAGCTTCCATTCAGTTACTTTGCGAACACTATTTTCTATTGTGAACTTAATAGGATCTACACCGATACTATGCTCCAAGGTCTTTCCATATTCTGCATAAAGTTTATAATCTTCATAAATATTGCGACCTAAATCCTTGTTAAGATTCAATTGTCCAGTAATTTGAAGATATTGCGGAGTTTCTACCCCTTGAATTGGAACACCTAGAAGCTGAGTAGTATCGTGATTAAGAAACCATTTTAACCTATCAAAGTTCTCTGATAAGGTCTTAGAAAATGATCCTTGCATTGATATATCACCTTGAGAATCTATATTCCCAAAAGCATTAGCAGCAATTACTACTTGCCCTTTTTGGCTTACATCCTTGATTTGTGACTTAAAGTTTTTAAACATTCTATACAAAATTAATAATACTAAATTATTTAGACTAAATTATTTAGACAAAAGCTACAACACATCGGCAATTGCAAACTTCTCCAGGACCAGCTCCATGAGTTCTGTCTCCAGGTTGACTCAATCTTCTAGTAATTCCTTTTTGATCTACAACATGGAAAAGCTCATTCATTCCAACTATTTGACCATCTAAAATTATGTGATCTCTTCTAGTTCTACTATCATTTGTAGATATCCATTCCTTCTTAACTTCTATATTTAAGTCTTTAGCATTAGCAACAGCTGCTGAATTGGCTGAACTTATTACCTCTGTCCTAGCTATTAATAAAGCTCGGCTTGATGTTAATTCAGGACTCTTTAATCTTTTAACTATTTCTTCAAAACTCCACCCGTTAACAGTCCCCATATCTAATACTGTTCGTATCTGGTCAATTGTAGTCTGAGTAATATTCTCACTCATATTAAGTAAGTCAGGACCATATAAAGATCTCATTAAATCTATTATTCTTTTGCTGAAACCTAAAGGCATCCTGGCCTTTTTAGATGGTAGAAACTTACCTGATGTCCAAGCCCATTGAACAGATACATCATTTACAAGCTTTTCTAAAGCATTTACTATTGGCTCTGAACTTATAGAAGAGACTGTTCCTGACTTAATGTAATCATCTATCTGACTCCTTAAAGCTCTATTTAAAACCTTAGCATAAAGAATCTCATTGCGTTTAGCAAATCGATTGAAATCATTCCAATATTGACTCCTATTTGACAAGTGATGGACCGTTTTGAGAATGAACATTAAGTTTAAAAACTACCAATTCTTTCACCTTATCCCTCATCCATTTGTTTTTAGCTTCCTTAACTGGACAAGATTCTATAGGGATTTCTTTTCTTATTGCTTTTTCTAAAGCTTTTAATATATTTTCTGACATAAGCTCTAGGCTCATTTAGAATAATCTTGAGTTATAGGTAAATCGGTTGGTATGACTAAATCACCTAATAATTGATAGCCTTGTTTAATTAATGGCATGTCATACATAGGATCATCTATTCTATCTAGGCCCATTCCTTCCCTTACTTCATTAGGGACTATAATAGGCATAGCTGCATAAGTATTTGCCTTAGCATTCATGTCATCTTGCAACTCAATGACATCAGATAAGTCATACATTATTATTCCAGGAGTATTTAATTCATTAACTACCTGAGTATTTATAGCATCCTGAACCCTCATGATGTTAGGAAGAATGGCATTAGTATAAATCAAACGAATCATTTGAGCTACATTAGATTCAGTAGCAGCAGAATGATTATTAAACCATGTAGAAGAAACACCATAAGCATTACATATCTTATCAAAGTCTAAGTCAGCCAAAGAAGCAAGTTCTAAATCAGCCAATGTTGAACCGATAGGAATATATCCCATCTCTCCACCCATTATGTAAGGAGCCGACTTATTAGATGAATTATTTAAAAACCTACTGAAATTCTCTTTATGTTGATTTGCTAATTCAGCTGAGAAAGCTGGACTCTTATCGAATAGAACTCCAGGGATACCTCCATTCTGCATCTGTGCTACAGATACATCTAGATTTGATTGAACCCTAGCCAATCTATTAGTAAGTACTTTAATCGGACTAAGACCTCTAGTATCTTGCTCATTAGCTCCTGGATTCTCTAACTTGATATATACAATATCTTCAAGCTTTAAATCAAAAGATTGTCCTCCATTCACATTCTCATATCTATAGCCGACTACTTCATATGGGAAGTATTCAGATATGACAACAACCATATTAACTGGATTGATATTTATCAATTTAATGGTTCCAGCATTTACTCCTAATTCAGTTCTTTGCTTATATAAGAAAATCTCTCCTGATATGAGAAGATTTAGATACATTTTCTCTTTAAACTCAAAAGTCAACTGATCTAATATTCCATTTATTCTGTCATTAGGCTGAAGTTCTACACCTTCTTTGTCTTCCCCATAAAATGGAATCATAGCTGAAGTCATGGCCAGTCTAGACACAATAGAATAGACATCATCCATATTCTGGTAGATGGCTTGTTCTTTAAGGGCCTTGTAATGAGGAAAAATATTAGTATTGAAATTAGCCATAAATGCAGCCATTCGCTGATCATTTATCTGCTTAATATTTTCAATCAGTTTGTCGAATTTCTTGCGTCCAAAAAAATCCATATTGTTAGTTTAATAAGTAGCAGCTATAAAACTCTTCTTAGGTTTGAGTTCAAAATATTCCCTCATCATTAAAGCATCTGCAAAATCTGGTGATCTTCCTAAAACTTCTTTTATTTTGTCCTTAGAAATTACTCCCTTTTTTAAATCTGAGTCTAAAGATTTTTGTTTTACAAGTTCTAGTTCTTCAATAACCCATGATTTCACATTCTCTTCACATTGTAAAAATAAATCATTATTATTAATCCGCTCAGATAATCTAAAGTAACATTGACTTTTTAAGTTGTCATAGTTTTCTTTAGTTCTTTTCCCTTGCTCATCATATGGAGCTGTCGGTGATTCAAACGGACTAGAATTATTAACAAACCCCCGATACTTTCCGAAGTCAACAATACCTCCACCCATACCATCCTCATCTACTAATACATCACTCACTCCTATTCCTAGTCTTTTTCTGGCTTCTTCTATAAGATTCAAAGTAACATCTAGAGTTTGCTTTTGATAGTATTTTATAGTAGCTCTAAATCCATCCCATTCTATTATCACTATCTTATCACCTCCTAGTCGGGCTATATCAGCTGTAATATATTTATTACCTGGTTGCACATGATTAGTAAAGCAATCCAATATCTTGTCAAAGTTTATCAAAGTAGAAGGATCATCATCGTACTCCCAGTTGCCCATCAATAGCCTTTCCTTTTCATTTGAACTTAATATCCTATGCAGATTTTCAATATATCCAGCTGGAAGCTTCTTGTTGTCTTGAGGGAAAGCCTGAATGAAAACAATATCTGAAGCTAATCTACCCTCTTTATAAGGCCTGTAGTAATCAGAATAAAGGTAGTTTTTAGAAGGATTGCAAGTCTGTAGAAGCTTAGGTACCAAGTTATAAATGTCGTTTTTCCATCTACCAATAGAAGCAAATAGATTGTTCTTAGCAGCTAATTTAAACTGTCCAGCTTCTTCTATCCATCCCCTAGTCATTTGCATAGAACCAAACCTTTGATACAAAGGATCCCTTGGCTGATAAGCTGCATCTATTAAAAAGACTTTTGAGTCATTGTATAACTTAAAAAAGTTATCCTGACCATTGAATGAATAATACTTTTGGTCTACTCCTATGTTGTTTAAGAACTCTATAATTGTCGGGATAGTATATTTACGAAGGTCTGACAAAGAATCTCTAGCTATGAAGTAATGAGTCTCAGGATAAACTAAAGCATCATGAAAGATACAAGCAGCTCCAGTATAAGACTTAGCTCCTCCCTTGGCTCCTCCATACACAATATCTCTCACCTCAGATGATTTCCAAGCTTCAAAGCATTGCCTTTGCTTCTCATTGTGATAGTACAATAAGTCAGGTTGCCAAACCTCAGATGTGTTTAAGGAAGTCATGTGGTCCTATTATGTTCATTGCTTTTTTATTCTTTAAATAACTTTCCCAAGTTAATGGGTATTTTTTAGCTTTATTAACTGATTTCCAAACTATTGTGCATCCACAATCTGAATCAATAGTATAGAAATTTACATTTTCATAGCTGTTTAAATCTAATACAAGTTTATATACATCCCCATGCCATTGCTGAGTTTGTCTTGGTACCATCGTAGTTATCTCTTCTTCAGGTAAAGTATCATGAAGCATTATAATTCCACCATCATTTAAAATCTTTAAGCTATTGTCTAGGTCCTTTTTTACCTGATTATATTCATGCATGCCATCAATAAATATTAAATCAAATGTTCGCTGATTGCAATCAAAGAACTGATCACTAGTCATTGGAATGACATTAATATCATCAACAGCTGGATCTACTCCTAGTTTGTTACTACATTGAATCCTATTGAAATTATTGCGCACATTCTGAATTCCTATTTCTAAATAAGACTTAAACCCTTTGCTATTTACTAAAAAATTTAGTATATGTGTACGTGTCATTTGTACTTTTTATGTTTTAGATATTTAAGTTCATTAGATTTAGAATAGTCCCATTTGTAAGTATTATACAACCAGTTCCATTTCCATGCTACATAGGCAAAAGCTATCTGATCCCTTACTGAGTTTTTGCTTAACTCATCCCACCAATCAGCACAAAAGTCTTTGACAAAGTCACAGTTCCTTCTCATCATAACGCCAGACGTTATTATGCCATTGAAAGCTGGAACTCCTTCAGTTTTGTACTGGTGTCTTTGAAGTAGTAATTCATCCTCATTTCCTCTTTGATTAGCTATGCAACTATCTATTTCTCTGAATACACAATCTCTTATTGGATGACTTGGGACTGAGAATGGCTCACTATAATGGTCCATCCAAAACTGATTAAGATCACATTTAATGTGAAAGGAAGCATCTAACCATAATGAATAAGTATGAGGGACAAACTTGTCAAATAATATTTTAATCTTTCTGGCTGTTCTCTGAGCATCATCATCGTAGCCTACATGAATTATCTTCCATACATCAGACCTCAATGGTTGGTCTGTAAAGCACCAATAATCCCAACCTTCCGATACTATGGTCGGTTCATTAAGTTCGTCATAATCGCCTATAATCGCTGTATAAACTACTTTATTTTCCATATACTTTAAGCCAATGTTCTATCATCTCATCCATTAATAAATAAAAATTATATTCAGGCTTCCATCCTAAAGCCCTTATTCTTGAGCTGTCACCCCTAAGATAGTCTAATTCATTCGGTCTTTTATGCTTATCTAAAATCTTGACTGGTATGTCAATATTTAATTTCTTAGCTACATAATGAATCATTTCTTCAACACTATGAGTCTCTCCAGTACTTACAACATAGTCCCCTGGATCTTGCTGTAATATTAAGTGCATAGCTCGTACATAGTCTTTAGAATGTCCCCAATCTCTATAAGACTTTATATTGCCTAACTCTATGAAATCCTGAAGATGAAGTTTAATCCTTACAGCTGCTTTAATAACCTTATTTGTTACGAAGTTAGAACCTCTCCTAGGTGACTCATGATTGAACAAAATTCCATTAGATATCTTTAATTCAAAAGATTCACGATAAGTCCTAGTTATGTTATATCCAAACAACTTAGAGCAACCATATGGACTTACTGGTTTCATTGGTGTTGATTCCCTTTGATAGTTGTCAGCATCTACACTATTACCAAACATCTCTGAAGAAGAAGCCTGATAAAACTTAGCATCAGGACATTGAGTCTTATAAGCTTCTAATATATTTAAAACTCCTAAAGCATTGGATTGAGCTGTAAACTGAGGGACATCGAAAGAAATCCTTACATGACTTTGAGCAGCTAGATTATAAATCTCATCAGGCTGAACCTCCTTAATTACCTTCTCTAAGCTTGACTGATCTAAAAGATCACCATAGTAAGTCTTTACATTAAGCCTAGAGATTCGGCTCTCCTGGTGTTCAGGGACTGAATTTCTTCTTAAAATTCCATGCACTTCATATCCTAAACTTAATAGATATTCAGATAGATAAGATCCATCCTGACCACTTATTCCAGTTATTAAAGCTTTAGCCATTTGTTTAAGTTTGGGTAATTTAAATAAGATGCTGAATCCCCTTGCTCTTTAATCTCATCCATTAGCAAAATCCCTCTAGCTGCATCTTCAGGAGTCATGTAGTAATGATATCCAAAAGACTTAATATGATCATCAGAATCGTAAGCTGTATCTAAATCTCTGCCATCATATCTCATAAGCTTAATAGCTTCATAAGCTTTAAGATTGTCAAGTAATATCATGCCTCCCCTTCCTATTGGTATTCTCTTCTTTATTTGAAAACTAAGGCACATCATAGAATGATTTAAATACATTCCTTCTTTCCATCTTACAGCTGCATCTATTACCTCTAAACCAGAGCAAATTAAAGGATATATACCAGACCATTTATTAGGCATAAGCTTATATCTTAATCCTAGTTTAGTTATAGTCATTGGAACAGATATATAAGTGTTTTCAGGTATTCCAATTGATGAACCATAGTCTATCTCTCCTATTGCTATCTTATATCTAAGACAAAGCTCTAGAGCATGAGTGCAGCAATCAACAGCCAAAGCATATCTAGAACCCGTAAACTCTTTAACTTTACCTTCGAATAAATCAACAACATCCCGAGCATCATTAAAAACATAACCTTTAGTTTTAAGTATTTCTAACTCTGGCCTCCTTAAATAATCAGGAACATTCCCAATAGGCCATGGATTATATATTACCATATTAAAATGTAATTAGTATCTCTTTCTCCTTTAACATCTCTAATCTTCTTATGTTCAAATGGAAGGTTAACTAAATCTGTATTGCATGTTATATATCCATGTTTACATAACTTCATTTGCTCAATATATTTTTCATTATTGGCTATCTCAGAAACAGCATAATTGCTTATCACTAAATCATATTTCTTAAATTGAATAGATGAGTAATATTTAGTCTTATTAGTAATTAAAACATTATTCAGATACCTTCTTTGTAAATCTAATACTTCAGGTAGGTCTAACATATCATAAGAGCCTGGATTATAAACATCCATTATAGTTAAGGCCTGACCACCATATCCACCACCTATCTCTAGTATATTCATCCCAGTCAATGGACCAAATTCTCTTATTAAGTTACTTAATACTCCAATGTATTGCAAAGTAGAAGATGATCCAATAAAGTCAGAAAAGTCTACAATTTTAGATCCTCCCTTAATGTCATTAGTAAATATCTTATCTAACAACCAAGGATTGTCTTCTTTAATATTAATCAAGTACTGATTAGCTATAGTAGTTGAGCAATGCTCCCAAATAGCAGTCAATCTAGGATCATTCTTAAAGTTGTCTATATCAGCATCTTTGCAACCTTGCAAGTAATCTGACATTAATTGACCTTTAACTATCCACTCAGGCATTGCATTGTACATTTAAGCTTATTAAAGTCTGCCTGATATAGGCAGCAGAATGATCATCAAATTGAGCATGATCTGTCTCTGTATGTTCGTATCTCTTTACATTTTTAAATCCAGCAAGTAGTAATGTGAATTGTAAGCTCTGAAAGTCCCAGACAGTCTTATGATATATTTTAGTTCCATTGTCCATCTTGCCATACAAGGGACCGAGGATTAAGTCTATTCTAATCATAGAGTTTAAATACAGCTGACTGAGTCTCCAAAAATCAGGAGTAGCTAATCTAAGTATCCCACCTGGCTTTAATACTCTATTCCATTCAGCGAGTATAGGGATTATCTCTTGCCTATCAAAGTAAGCAATCAAATGACAAGCATATATTACATCTACAGTCTGGTCCTTATAAGGTAGTTTCTTTACATTCTTAGAGTCTATATGGTCAAAGTTGGCTGCATCTATATGCTTCCAAGTCTTTCCAAAATCCCTCTTTCCGCAACCTAAATGAAGTTTGAGCATAGCTGTTTTACTTCAGGATCTTCAATTCCGTTAAGATCTAATTTAAAAATATTATGTCTTCGAACTCCTTCATTATGCACAATCGGATAGTCAATAGCTGACACAATCTGCCATCCATCATCAGCAGGATCCTGAGTTTCAAATTCCCATGGATCCATTCCTTCATGAAGATAATTAAGTAAGAACTGCTTATTCCAAATTGATGGCTGAGTACTTAGTCTGTACCTAGACTTTGGATGAGCCCAAGCATATCCATTGTTAACAGTATGTTCTCTTTTCTGCACATCCTTAGTTAAGTCTACTCTACCTATGCCATTGTAATTCATAGCAAAGCAATCATTCATCTTGTTCTCGTTTACTTCCTCCTTAATGAATGTATCTTCCATAATCCAAATAAACCAATCTTCCTGAGACTCAAAGTACTTCCTCAAGTCAGTACTCCAATACTTCGGTCCCCTATCTTCACCCATAGAATGAAATGAAATATTATCAGGTAAATTGTCTGGCTTGGTGTATCCTACTAACTCAGCTGATTTGTTCCAATGCTTATTAAAAAGGTAGAAAAATACTGGCAATAAATGCTGATACTTATCAGATGTTGTTATGATTATTTTCATAAGAATATTTTATCCATTTCTTGACCTAGGTAAGGACCAGTCTTAAATTCATATACAAAAGTTCCATCAGTCATGCATTCGTAGTTATGTCCACCCTCAAATGTAAATGAAGCATCACCTGGAGTAATCACATCCTCATGTAATAAAGTCCCATCAGTATCATAATAAAAGACTTTAACGTTGCCTGATATTACTACCCATGACTCCTGAGCTATATAGTTATGACTTTGCTTTATGTTCCATCTATGCTGATGGGCTTTAAATGTTTCTCCTCTGTCAAGTCTTATTGCTGCACATTGTAAGAACTCATCAGGATCTACTAAGTCTGTTCTTTTAGCTGATAGGTCTGACTTTCTTACTATACCATGAAGGACTCTAGTCGGCTCAATCTTGCTATAAATAACTTGTATCATAAAGTCCATTTAGTTAGTTCAATCTTATCTAGCTCCCTATCAGCTCCCCTCGTTACTCTTCCAGCCCACTCATCCATTATAGATCCAATGTCTAAAGCTATCCCTCCCCTATCCCTCCACCAGTTACAATATATCTTTCCAATGAATCCAGCTCCTACTAAAAGAATCTTACCATGAGCTTTAACTACATCCATCCATCGCTCCACCTTATTAAACTGATCAGGATAATGTTTAGGTCCTTCCCATCCTGATGTGTACTTAGCCTCTGGAGCTATCTGATACCAATCTACTTTATGAGTCTTAAACCTTTCGCTCATCTTAGTAACTAAGTCTCTGCATCCAATATATGAAATAGGTTTTGAAGTTAATAAGGATTCATAATCTTTATTTTCTAACAAATCATAATGAATATTTGTAGAGCATCTTAATGATGGAGCTTGGCAATATATATCTATTGTCATCTCTACATCTTTCCAATGTTTGTGCATACTATCTAAGTTCTTATGCTTTGGAACTCCAATTATATCGCATCCATTGATAGCCATGATAAGATTCTCTCTTATTCTTTCAGCTTCTTCTATAGCTGGTGAATAGCCTAATTGTCTTTTGAGTACAGAGTTATAATTACCATAGCTTTCAAAACCTTCTAGGACTATCTTTTCTCCATCACCACATCTTATTAGACTTAATGGTTCTCCTTCCTTTATTCTGCTATATACTTGTTCTCTATTCATTTAAGATGTGATTTATCTAAGCCATTGCTCAGTAGTCTGTAAGTATGCCAAACATATAAACCATCCATTCGTAGTACTTGAATACCATTCCTCCTTATCTTATTGGTCCATTCATTATCTACACCCAAGAGATTAAGCTCTCCAGGTCTATAGATATTTTCTTCAGCGAAAGGATATATTAACCATATGTGTTTAGGTATAACTAAAAGAAATCCTGATACTGGACCACTAATCTCAGTAGTTGTAGTGAATCCTTGTTGAACTGTCAAGTGATCCTTGACATCTGAGCTGTTGATATTATAAAGCTGACCTACTGCCAGTTGATGAATCCTATTGGTCCAGCAAGTAAGAACAGCATCAGGATTAGCGTTAGCATATTGGTCAATGATATGACCATAATCAGGAGTTAAAAACATAGTATCTCCATCGTGAAAACAAGCTGAATCACCATCAGGTATAAGGTCCATCTCTTCATTATAAGCTTTGCCTAGATTCTTTTCAATAGAATATGGAGTCCTTATCCAAACTTTCATGAAACTAAGGTAAAAGGTTTGTTTGAATTATACAAGCATTCGGATAATTACTTCTATTTCTTATCCTTATTAAATAACTGTAAGAGAAGATCTATAGTACCTAGTAAAGCATTAAAAGCTGCAAAAAGACAGAATACAATAATTGTTGAGATGATTAGAATTTGCATATAATTTGGTTTAGTGAATCAAATATAACTAAATAAATGAAAAAGAAAAACCCCCATAGAAATGGAGGTTGACTTGAATTTCCCTTATTCAGTAGATATAATATTTACAAATATAAACAAAAACCCCCATGTAGAAACATAGGGATTTTAACCAAATATATACATGAGAACAAAGCAAAGATACTATTCAGCCTTAATATTCATTCCAGTTATTTGCTTGATATCGATTCCACCTTTATGTTCGTTCAAATTAGTATTTACAGACTTGCCTTCTAATCTATCTAGTATTTCTTTATAAGCATCCTTATCACCCTTTAAAGCTTTAATCACTTGGGCCATGTCCATTTGTTCCATGATAGAGAAGTCTTCTATTTCTCCAGTCATTGGGTTTTCTATTTTTTGTACAATCTCTAGAAGTCTTAATAGTCTTGTTTTAGAGTTTTCTACTCCTTTAGGTCTACCTGGTCCTCCAGGATTGCCCTTTAGAAATGGTTTTAAATTCTCTGGATTTGGCATAACATCAGGTTTTATTCATGTTTTTATTATGTAAAATTATAAAATATAAAACAAACAATATACATTTGGAAAACCCTTAACATGAAAAAAACAGCTTTAGCTGAATTATATCGTAAAACATACGGTTATGAAATCCCTACCAGAACATTAGCTAGGATCATGTATAAAGACCATACTTTATTGTTTAAAGACATGGAAGATGCGAGAAGAGTTTTAAGATATATAGAAGGTAAGTCAGGTAATAGAGATAGAATAAGCCGAGAAAAGTTTGTAGATGATAGGCCTAGAAATCCATTCAATATCCCCCAAAGTTATGAGAAGAAAAGAGAACCTATCCATCTTCCTAAAGGTTGTGATAATATCTTGGTTTTATCTGACCTTCACATTCCTTATCATAATATCAAAGCTATTGAGGAGGCTATTTACTTTGGTATCGAAAGAAAAATAAATACTATAATCTTATTAGGTGATGTAATAGATAATCATCAGATAAGCCATTTTGGAGGTGATCCTAATAGCAGGGACCAGGTAGAAGAGTTTGATATATGTAAGAATTTCCTTAGATCTCTTAGGGCTGCTTTCCCTGATGCTCATATATACTGGATGAAAGGTAACCATTGCATGAGATGGGAAAAATACCTCATGAGTAAATGCAGAGAAATCTTCAATGATCCATATTTTACGATAGAGGAAAGACTGAGGTTAAATGAAGAAAGAATAAAGATAATAGATGATAAGACTATACTTAAAGCTGGTAATCTACATCTTCATCATGGTCATCATTTATTCAATACAAGATTTGCTCCAGCTAATCCATGTAAGGCCCTATTTGATATGACAGGAGTAGATTTTATGTGTGGTCATCTTCATGTTCCTCAATCAAAAACTTTTAAGAATCAAAAAGGATTATTTAAAACTTTCATAAATGGTTGTTTGTCAGAGTTAAGTCCTGACTATAACCCATTCAAGAATCAATATCAGCTAGGATTTTCCTGGATAAAAGTAAACAATGATGATAGCTTTGTGGTTGAACAAATTGAACCATGAAAGTAAAAGTTACCCATAGAAAACTAGGACAAGACAGAGTTCATGGTTGGGCTCATTTAGGCCTAAACCATATAGAATTAGACAGTAGGCTTAAAGGTAGAAGACATCTATTATATCTAGTTCATGAGATGCTACATCTTCTTAATCCTGAATGGTCAGAATCCAAGGTAGTAAAGCAAAGTAGAGAATTGTGTAAGTTATTATGGGAGCAAAACTATAGAAGGATAGAAAATTAATCAAAGTCTTTTTGAGCTAACAATCCATAAATAACTATTAAAACAATAGCTATAGCCTTTGGTAATAGGTTGTCATTGTAGTTAAATCCAAACTTATATCCAACCCATTTAGTTAAAGTCAAGTCTGGATCAATGTTGAAATTAGTATAAACATTGTAGATGATAACTAAAATCGCTAATATTCCTATTATGTTTTTAAGTTTCATTTTTCTTTCAAATATATGAAATTTATATACTTTTTCTAATTTCTTCGCCTAGGTCTTGCCTATTTTGGTAATTGAGTCCTCGTAAGCTCACATTTTCCTCCTGGAGCTTTTGTCTTACTCTTCGTATAGATTCGGCACTTGTCAGGTTCCCAGCTGCATATTGTTGCAAAAAATCATAAGCTGTCCTGTCTTGGTTATAGGATCTTCCTCCAGTCTCAGTTAGCCAATAAGTAGAAATAAGCTTAAAGTCATCATCTTTAAGATGAGGAAATCTTTCTAATAAATCTTTTACTCTGTCTTTAATTGTGTTCATTGTCTTTGTTTTAATTGTTATCTATACCATTGAGCTCCCATAATAAAGCATTCCTCCTGATCAAAATTAAATGGCAGACTATTGGCTGCTTTGAAGATTTCATCATCAGTAAGCTCTATTGTTTTGTTTTCTGATTGTTCTGGTTTCATGTTAATCTTTTTTATAAATATTTGGACATTTTGTGTCTAGACAAAATTTGACAAATTCATCTACCTGGTCAATATGTTTAATGAATCCATCTTTGATTAAAGTTTCAGCCCAATAATCCATCCATAAAGCAGCTTTCACTCCTTTGCGTTTATGCTGATAAAAAGCCTCTATTTTGCCTCTTATCTCATTTTCCATCTGTTCATCAGAGTATATAATCTGTTTAAACGCATTTTCAGGCTTATCCTTGGCATTTCTTACTGCTTCTTGTCTATCTGCCCAATAAGACATCAAAACTCCCTTAATGAGGCTTAAATTCATTTCCTTTCCATATTCCTTCTCATCACCGAAATGTCTAAAAGCATACTCCAAATCCTTGATGTTTAAAATTGGATAAGATTCTAGCAGCAATTTCTCAAACTCATCTAAAAGAATTTGATATACCTCAGACTTTGGTAATGGCCAACCAGTGATCACCGATGCCCTGATTAATAATCCAGCTAAAGAAGATCTCAGCTGATAAGGATCTAATTTTTGTACTGCTGGAGCTGTATCTCTAGTCGCCAGTATAATATCCGCCTGATTTGCGAAGATTTTCGATGGCTTCATAGATTCCCTCTGACTTAGTTGATTTTCCATGTTTTATAGTTTTGTTTTTGTTAAACCAATTGGTGAAATGTGACTGTAGCTCCTTCTTAGGCTTGTAATCTTGCTTTAGGTCAATGTCTGAAATAAACTCTTTAAGCTTTTCATCAAGATGAATTTTAGAGATATTTTTTTTAGTGCAGAAACTCATCTGCCAAGAACCATCTTCTAGGAATTGTCTTCGGTGACTTTCCCAGTCTCCTCTCATACTCTCCTCTAATAAATTAATATCTGTATTTATATTTCTATTTCTATTTTCCATATGATTATCATATGTTTCACATATGTTTTTCATATGTTGTTTACCTATCTTATTGTTTCTCCTTGATTCTGAGTACTTTATCCTTTTTTGTATTTCATTTTCTAAACGTATATTAAAAAAACCTGATTCATCTTCCGCAAATTTTTTCATCACTTCCAAATCATATGTTCCACATATGTGAATCACTTGTTCTTTCGATAAATGACCATGCTGATGCTGGGCTATTAATAACCTTATATAAATACCTACTTGTTCATTTGAAAAAAATTGAGTCCCCATAAAAAAGTCACCTGGATAAAATAAAAATGCTGGATCTTTCATAAAAAAAAATAGGCTGATTGAATTCGGAGTAGTAGAAGTACTCCTTCATCTTTCAGCCAAAAAGTTATAAATACGATCTTCTACATCGCAAATCAAATATACTACATTCTAGAATAGGTAGTTAAAACTATCCTCCAGGTCCTATTGTCAAGTTTATAGCTTGATTTCATAGATATTAGTCTTTCATTAAAATGGGCTCTATTACCTACAGTATATTGAATAACCTGGAGCCATTCTTTTTCCTTTAAATATTCAAGTGTTAGTCGTGCTGGGAATTTTACTCTCATCTAGTCTCTCTTTATTTAATGCGTAAATATTACCTCTTTCATTTTGGACTATATAAGTATTTCCATGCTTAAACTTTATAGTGAGCTCGGCTCCCTTTTTATCATAAAGTTTATAGTTATACGAATAATAATCCTCTTTAAGTATTGCCTTTTTCATTTAATTTATCAATTAATTTATTGATTGCTTCTTGTAAAGGATTTGATTTTACCTGACTTTGACATACAGCATATCTTTGAGCATTGTCAGGATAATCATTAACCATAACAGAATCACCCATACATCTCTCAATAAAAGCATCTGTATGTTCACCTGGTATTGGTTTTGGAATTGGCATAGTTTAATCGTTTAATGATTTAATTTTTTGTTTATACTCTTTTTCTATTAATTGTAGCTCTATAATTGACCATTTTTTAGTTGATCTATTAGCTACTCCATCAAGCAGCTCTAGAGTCTTTTTCCCTAGTCTTTTCTCAAGATTCACTCGGTAAGGAATCAGGTTTCCATGCTTGAAGTAGTTGCAAGATATACATGCTCCATGGACATTGGATTCATTAAAGCGAAGTGCTGTATATTTTCCAGCTGAGTAATAATGAGAAGCATGATCTACCTTATGTGACTTACAAGATACACAGCCCTTATCCTGATCCCTTAGCCTTATGAATTGATTGAATACTTTTTGAGTCTTAGCTACCTGATTAGGAAGACTTATAGCTTTCATAGTTTTAGCCATTCATTAAAGTTTTTATGTATGATATTCTAGTCCTTAATCCATCATGCTGATGGACTGCTGCTGAGTTTATTCTGTCAAATGAAGTTACTAAATAATTCCAGTCCTTAGCCGATGCTTTGATAAACATATTTAATGTCGAAGCCGACAAGTCATTATTAACATCATGCTCCAGAATACTTTGTTGAATAATTTCATCCTGATATGATTTGCTCAAGGCCAGATATTCTCCAGCCTGAGCTATCATAATTTCAAGTAGTTCCATCTTTTCAAGCATGGCAGCTGGTTCATCGCTAGACCTTGTCTGTAGGTAAGCGTTCATATCTTTAACCTTTTGTTGTAGTTGTTCTTTCATAATTCTACTTTACCTATTCCAAAACAATCACCACACATATCCTCTGGCAGATGTTCTCTGCATTCTGGACACATTCCATAGTCAGCCTCTAATCCTTTTAAGATATCACCAGTACAGCATGAAAAATATCCTTTGCCTTGACCATTACAAGTCTCACAATCTATCAAAGTTTTATTCTGCATTTCTGCTATTCTTTCAAAAATCATACAAGTTTTTTAATATGTTTTTTGATGTCCGTTTGACTAGGATTAACAACTTCATCAATACCTGGCTGTAAAGTTTCAAGTCTATAACGAATCTTATCTAATGTAGAAAAATCCATGCAGTTATTAATAGACTCTAGAGCTATCTCTTTTTTATCTTCTTCCATGTTAGCCGAATAAACTAAGCTTATGAGTTCTTTTTTATCTTGCTGAGTAGGTACATCCTCCATTGGATCAGCTTGTTTCATCTCATCGCCAGTATAAAGACCAGACAAATCTTGAGGAAAAGCTTTTCTAAGGGCCAAAGCTTCGCTTATTTTAGCTATCATTGTATGCTTTAGTGTCTTTTGTAACATAACTGGATTAGGATAGTATTCTTTGTAGAAAGCTACTCCTACACCAGCTGGATATCTTACACCATTTGGTCCAAACCTAAATACAGTTACTGAACAATTTAGAATCTCTCCTGACTCATCATAGGTCCAAATTGGAGCATCTTGTCCAGCATAGGTACCTGATCTCTCTGCAATAACTCTAAAGCCATCTATTGATGTCTGAATGGTCATCCTTCCAGCTCGTTTAACAAAATAGATTTGTCGAGTCAATGGATCTAGTCCAGTCCTTTGACATTGGTTAAGAAACATTTTAAGTTCTAAGTCTGAAGCTCCTTGAGCTACCTGAGATTTGATTAATGCAACTTGATCGTTGCTGAATGTGAGTTCCATGTTATTTGGTTTATAGTTAAAAAATATTATCAGCTAAACATGCTAGTAGGCATATAGCCACAATAGCAATTACTTGAAGGGTTTCTTTTTTCATATATCTACAGTTTTAAATGCGTCATCTACCCACATGTTATCCCATTTCGGATCATCCAATATGTCAGCTATTATTTTAGGACAATTCTGACTAAGAATTTTAGTAATGTCAATGGTCTTTCTGCCATTATCAGATATTACCTCAATTTTTAGATGGTCAATGTAACCATCTGAACCTGGTTCGTAGTCTACTGAAATTTCAATGTACTCGCTTTGCCAAGCTTCAAAGGCTGATAGATCTGTTCTAGAGATCTGTTGTTTTAGTTGCATGTTTTTTTGGTTTGGTTAATGATTGATTCTACTATATCGATTTTTACAATTTCACCTCTAAGGTATTTTTCTAGTGTAGGTTGTGAGATGTTAAGGTCAGCCATCAGCTGTCTCTTTTGCTGGGTAGTAATCACCTTAGCAATTTTTTTCATTTCGGCTATCATTTGCTCTTTCATAAAGCAAACGTAAACAAAGAAAACTTAATAAAGAAATATTTATAAAGAAATATTAGTTAAAGATATGTTAAATTGATAAGTTTCTATATATGTAAACTTGATGTCACAATTTGCAACTTCAAATTATCCTTATGTTAATGTGTTATATAATCCACATTTTAGTATGATTTTGCGTATCATAGCGGATATTATCGGATATTTTCCGACTTAGTGCATGAAATTTACCACATTATAAGGTTATGACAAGTTGGTACTATTAGTACCTTTTCGCAGAATATTTTTCACTAAAAGCAATTAAATGGATAATATTTTCCAACTTAGTGAATGAAATTTACCACATTATTTAATCATTAAACCGTTACAATTTGTAACGAAACAGATTAGCCATTGAATAAGGCAAAGTGCATATTGTCCTTTCTGCCCCTCCAATCACCACCCCAAAATAGACCAGCAGCCTTCATAATGGCTACAAATTGTGCTGACCAATTAGTTCCTGATTGTCCTAATTTTTCTAAAGAAGCATTTAAATCAATAGCCATAGCCCAAGCATGAAGACTCTTAGACTCACTGCCTCTAACTGATCTATTGTTATAACAGCCATCATAGGTCTTTATTTCAGTATGTAAACCAGCTCTTTCTAAATTTGTAAAAGCCGTCTTAAGCTTAGATTGGAACTCTTTATTTATTAGGATGCGTTTTAAAGGCTTAACGGTGTCCATTATAAGGATATTCTCTGACCACTTAAAGTCTTCTATCACATTCCAAGTCATGCCATATTTGGCAAAATAATGATCATCTGGAGGACCATACTTTTGCAATATGTTCCTAGAAGCACTCATTTTCTCTTAATAAGTAATAATAGAAGTATTAGTAATCCTAGAGCAAAAAGCAAGATATTAATCCAATTGCTTTTTTTATGAAGTTTAGATTCTGTCTTAGTTAATTTAGATTGAATCTCTATATTAAGACTTTTATAGTAGGTATTAGAAGCCGAATCTATAATTGTTTTAGTTATTGTAACCGTTTTAGAAGCTTGTTGAACCTTAACTTTTTTAGTAATAAATATCGTATCAGCTTTTTTAGTGATAGTATCATATTTAATCATTTGACCTGGACAATCAAGCTCTATCCAGTCATATTCAGTTAAAAACAATGTGTCAGTCTTAGTTTTAATAGGGTACAGATTAACACAAAAACCCGAAGTTACCTTCGGATATTTAATGGCCCTAGCGAGTTGTCGCTCCGCCTTTTTAGGTGAGTAACAACTGGCTAGTAGGGCCAAAAATATTAAACTACTTAGTCTCACTAGATAAAAATTGTCCAGCTGAGTTAGTAAATAGTTGTTTCAGTAGGTAAGCAACAGCAGCGGCTAAAGCAGTTTGACCTATGTGCATCCAGTCAAAAGAAAAAGAACCAGCACTAATAGTATCATTTACTATAACTAAAACAGCAGTAAAAACAGCAACTATCAATCCTTTAGTTACATCAAGTACGTTAAGTTTCAAAAAGTCTGAAAATGTCATAATTTAATTTTTATAGGTTAAAATAATTGTTTGAAGCTTTTGTACTTCTAGTCTAAGTTGAAGATTTTCTTTTTTAAGATCCTCAATTTCAGTTTTTAAATTTTCTACTTGAAGGGTAAGTTCTTCGGTTAATTTGGCCCACACCTGAATCCCTTTTTCCATCACCTCAAACTCTAGTTTGTCATTCCTGAGATTCCTTCTTCGAGATCCAACTAGATAACCTATTAAGGTTAATACTACAGATAGAACATATTCCATATCGCAAAAATAAATATCTATTAATAAATAGGTTTAATTAATTTTTATCTTGTACCTATTAAATACCAATAACCATTTATTGCTGCACATATATGTGTTGTTGAATTTGGAATAGTACTTTGTATGGATAAACCAACATCTCTTATTGGAGAATTTGCTCCATAAGTAACTGTTGAACCTGATAAATTAATAACGGTAATTAATTGTCCTTTCATATTGTTTGGATTTGGAAAATTAAAAAATTCCGCATAACCATTGTTTAATAAATATACTCCTGGAGTTATTGCATCATAGCCAGAAACAGTTAAATCAGCCTCATAATACCCTGTTAAAGCAAATGTTCCATCTGCTTTAGGAGGTATTGTATATTCTCTACTTGAATCTTCTACACCAAAATTAATTCTTGTATTATAAGTTCCATCACTAAAGACTAATTGTTTATCTGCTGTTGCTTGAGCTTGATTGCCAAATAAATTAACAGCATTAAAAGTATTATAATATCCAGCTCTACGACCAAAAAAATTAACATCTTCTCCTGAATTATGAAAACCAGCAGTATATCCTAAAGCATTTATATTACTTTTAATATTGCTATCAGCTGCGTGATAACCCATAGCATTTACATCATCTCCCCAATTTAATAAAGCCGTACTATTTCCTAATGCGTTTATATTATTCCCACGATTAGAACCAGCTGCATTTGTTCCAATGCCATTAACTTCAGAACCTTGATTTGTTTCTGCTGATGAATAACCTATTGCATTAACATTATTACCTTGATTATCATAAGCTGCACGATTTCCAATAGCATTTATTTGTTCTCCATAACCACTATGAAAAGCATCTACACCTATTGCATTTACATTATAACCCCATTCAAAATCCATAGCAGCTTGATTGCCTAATGCTACAATTTCGCTTGATGCTAAAGAAGCCGCACCTAATCTTCCAGCATTAGGACCTAAAAAAATACTATTTCCAACATAATATGTAGCATCAGCTAAAGCAGCACTACCCATAGCTATATTATTATCTCCTACTGTTTGTTCTCCAGCATAAGGTCCCATATATATATTATAACTTCCATTTGAATTATATCCTGTGCCATCACCAAATAAAATATTTCCGCTTCCTGAATTTCCTACTCCAGCATTAGTACCTTGAAAGTTATTGCCATTTACTAAGTCGTGATTATTATCAAGCACATTTTGTAAGGTAAGTTGCGTAGTAGGATTAGAACCTGGACCTATGTTTATATTCTGCAACCAACTAGTAAGCTCAGCATTTCTCATCCAAAAGTCATTACCTGTTCTAATCATAGCTCCAGCTACAGAGTCTAAGAAAGTACTATTTGCAGCTGTAGTGTCAGCAAATGAAGGAATAAGAAACAGAGAATCTACCTTTATACCTTTAAACTTGTAATTCCCTTTCATAGGAGTATAAGGAGGTTCTTGAGCATAAGCAACCCCACAAATCATTAATAAAATCAATAAATATTTCATATAAGTATAAGATTTAACTGATTAGATACATAAGTCCAAATCACATCATCTGATGCTCCCCATTGCTGAATGATTGAAGCAGGAATATCAACAACTCCGATATAATATTCAATTACCACTTCAGGCTGACCTACTTCAGGTGCTTCCATTCCTATTAGTTTATAACTAACCTTCCCTCCGCCATCATCAAAATGATAATCGCTAAAGTTAAATAACGAAAGAATGGTTGCTTGTTTGTCTCCATTAGGAGTCCAAATTTGTGTTGGTTGAATGTTTCTTGTATTCATATTAATAAAGATATAATGCAACATTATTTGATGAAGCACTTGTTGCACTTGCAGTTATAGTGCTTGGCAATGTAGTTACAGAACTTTGAAATAAACTTAATTTTAATGAATTGGTAAAGTCAAAACTTTTAGTGATGGCACCTATAGAAACTGTTGTTGCTCCAAATCCAGGAGCAGTAGTTTGTGCGGATGATGAATAAACCATACCAACATAATAAATTCCTGATGCTGCTGAATATGTAGAACTAAATGCTTTACTTCCCCAAGTATTTGATGTTGCTTTCCAAATTGTTCCATCATTTGTTGATGATGCAACTAATGTTAATGTTCCACTACTTACAGAATATAAAGAAACTCCGTTGTAGTTATTAGCAGTATATACTCCTTGAACTGTTTGGAACCATCTCACTCCTGTTATTGTTGTTGTTTTTGGAATATAAATCGGATATAAAAGAAACAAACCTGATGTAATATTAGTATAACTTGTATTTATTGACGAAATATTAGGTATTGTTAAATTATAACCTTTAATTGAACTTCCCATAGCTTGCATAGCAACCATTGACATATCTTGTTGCAGATAATCAACATCAACAGTAGCATCTCCTATAGTTGATGTTCCTGTAAACTTAGATATTGCTCCTGTTGTTCCTGTACCTGTTACTGGATTTGTAAGTGTATTTTGCTTTGCATTTATACGTGTAGATAAAGAAGCAGTATCGGTAGCATTAAGTTTTAAATTAATCCTATTGCTTAAACTTGATGTGTCTGAAGAATTTAATTTTAAATTAATCCTATTGCTCAAAGATGCAGTATCGGTAGCATTAAGTTTATTATTAAATGTTGTCCAATCTGATGAAGATAAAGCACCTCTTTTAGTAGCTGATGCAGTTGGTATATTAAATTTGTGAGTAGTACCTGAAGAAACTATTTTAAAATCACTTGAATCAGTTCCTGTTACCATTATTTGAGCAGCACCTGTTAAAGAGTTAATTGCAGTAATCCCTGTTCCTGCCATTATACCACTTTGTTGAGTAACAGTAAGAACTACTGATGCAGTTGATGGAGGAGGATTTCCTGCAGGATTATAAGAAATATAAACAGAAGTATT